TAAACGAGCCGAAATGGAGAAAGAGCTGAAAGACTGGCCAGGTACGCCTGAGCAGTCAGTCACGGGCGATCCATTAGCAAAAAAACCCGCAACTGGCAGCGCTGAGAGCAAGCAAGGTCAAAACAACAAAGACGCCACAACAGCTTAAGGCAGATTTGTTGTTGTAACAAAGTAGTAACCGATTGGCAAAGAGAATTGCCGACGGCTTTTTAAACTTAAGGCCAAGAGACTGGCTCGAAAGGAAATACAAATGTTAATCAAACGACAATTCGCAATGCGTGGCTACCATGAACAACAAAATGGTGAAGGTGGTGACGGCGGTGGTTCAGGCAGTGGAGATGACGAGGCTGCAAAAGCGGCAGCGGCAAAAGCAGTAGCAGACGCAGAGGCGGCAGCCAAGAAAGCGGCAGATGACGCTGAAGCGGCCAAGAAAGCGGCAGGCGGCGACGGTAACGGTGCGCCCAAAAAGATGACGGACGAAGAAGCACGTCTTCTAAAAGAGAACATGAAAAAGAAGGAAGCATTGGATAAAGCCAGTGCGGAGCTGACTAAAGCCAAGGAAGCACTCAAGGCATTTGAGGGTGTAGACGCTGAAGAAGTCAGACGCCTTCTTTCAGAGAAGAAAACAGCCGAAGAGAAACAGCTCGAAGCCAAAGGTGAGTGGGATCGCTTAAAGACCCGCATGGCCGAAGAACACGGCAAAGAAGTCAAGTCGCTTCAAGAGCAGTTAGAAGCTCTTCAGGGTCAACTGGGTCAAACCAAAGGCCAGATGAATGAGCTGACGATCGGAAGCCAATTCTCTCAATCCAAGTTCATTTCAGAAGAGCTGACTTTGACGCCGGCCAAGGCTCGCGTCATCTATGGCGATCACTTCGACTACGAAGACGGCAAAGTTGTGGGCTACGACAAGCCTCGCGGCAGTGCCAACCGTACCGCAATGATTGACCAGTACGGAAATAACATTGCATTCGAGGATGCACTTCGCAAGATTGTTGACGCTGACCCTGAGAAGGATCATCTGCTCAAGAGCAAGGTAAAGCCTGGCGCTGGATCAGCATCTACAAAGCCAACTGGTACATCAAAACCAGAAGGCCCTGCTGATGGATTGTCCAAGATTGCAGGTGGATTAAAGGGTTTGAAGTTCTAACACGGTTTTTATTGTTAAAATAAGTCACTGATGACTTGCGTTTTATGCCATTATATGATAAAGTGCGGGCTTAAATCGGTGACTTAGAGCGACGTAAGAGCCGAACTGCGTTGTTTTCAATCATTCGAAAGGATTAAAAAATGGCTCTTCTTAAGACCGAAGCCGAGAAGCTAAGTAACAACCAATTAGTTTCAGGCGTAATTGACCAAATCATCGAGCGTGATGACTTGTTTTCCGTTTTGCCTTTCGTGGGCGTTAACGGCAAGGCTTACGTTTACAACCGCGAAAACGCTTTAGGCGGTGCGGCTTTCCTCGACCCTAACGATTCAGTTAGCGAGAGCGCGGCTACATTCACTGAAGTTGTTGCCAAGCTCCGTATTTTAGCTGGTGACGTTGACGTGGATAAATTCCTCCAAACAACAATGGGCGACACAAATGACCAGATGGCCATTCAAATCGCTAAGAAAGCCAAAGCTGTTGCTCGTGCTTTCCATCAAACATTGGCTACTGGCGACACAGGCACAAACGCTAAAGCGTTCGATGGCTTGCCAACTTTAGCCGCCGCCGCTCCTAGCACACAGAACTTGTCTGCTGGCGCAAACGGTAATGCATTGACATTGTCCATGCTCGACGAGTTATGCGATGCTGTTCCTAACGGTGCTGACGTAATCGTTATGCGTCGTGGCACAATCCGCGCTTTCCGTGGCTTGCTCCGCGCTACATACGGTACAGACGCCGTAATGCAACAGTTAGAGAACTTTGGCCGTCCAATGCTCACACATAATGGCATCCCTGTCATCATGAACGAGTTCTTGGCCGCTGACGAAGTTCAAGGCACTGAAGACGCATCTACCTCTGTTTACGCTTTACGCTTGAACGAGTTGGATGGCTTGCATGGCTTGTACGGTGGCGACAATGCCGGTATCGTTGTTGAAAACATCGGTACAGTGCAGAACAAGGATGCAACACGTATCCGTTTGAAGTGGTATACAGGTTTGGCACTCAAATCTAGCCGCTCAATCGCACGCTTAAAGGGTGTTACAAACGTATAAGTTGCATTTAAGTCAGGACTGACTTAGAATGGGCGGGTTCACAAGACCCGCCCTTTTTCTATTGAAGGAAAGCATTTATGAAGATCAAGATCGTACAAGAAGGCTATGAGAGCTTTACAGGCAATCTTGGGGATATTCAGTTTGCAGGCGGATTTTCCGTAACGAACGTAGATGCTGACACTGCCGCTGGTATTGCCGCGATCTATGAAGTGGAGTTGGTTGGTGCTGATGCGCCAGTCATTGAATCAACAGGAGAATAGAAATGAAGCTACGACTTACACAATCAGGTTTTGAAAAGTACACAGGCCAAATGGGTGTGGTGATGTTCAAGGATGGGCTCAGTGAAACTGAAGTTCTACCCATTGACGGTATCCGCATTGCCGCCGCTATCGGTGCGACCTGGGAAGACGGCTCTGCCGCCAACGTAGGCCAAATGTACTTGAACAACATGGACGCGCCGGCCTTTGTAGGCACGGGCGGTGAAGGCATCAATGCGATGTCGATGCCGATCGAGGGGGCAGAACAACAAGGAGGCGACAAGCCCTCCGCAGGAAACACACGATACACACGCAAGCAACTCGAGGCGGTCGCTGATAAGTCAGGGATCGTGGGATTACGAGAGATTGCGGAGACATTGAAGGTAAAGGGCACTTCGATTGTCGGTTTGATTGAAACGATTTTAAAGGCCCAAGATAACCAGAAAGCGGAATAGTTATGTCACTGCCTGTCTACCTCACCTCAACGGAAGTCAAGCTCACAGTCGACCTGACTGATGGAGCAGGCAACGCCATCAACGCTAACACAGCTCAGTACAGAGTCCGAGATCAGGATGACGTGGAGCTTGTAGCGCTGACAGCCGTTCCCGATTTCATTGCGGGAGATCCACAGGCGGTCATCACCATTCCAGCGATCAAGAACGTCGTGGGTAGCGCCAACACCCGCGAGATCCGCTCAGTCGAGCTGATTTGCGTGACCGATGACTTCACTGTCTCGATCAACAAAAGCTACGCCATTGAGCTGAGTACGCCACTGGTGACTGGGGTGAACTCGTTCCAGTCATACGACCAGGCGCTCCTGACCGCTCTGGACATGCCAAAGACCGACGCATGGGACTCAGCATCGGAAGATGAGAAGGTGGCCGCATTGATCGATGCACGCCGTCACATCATCCAGTTGAACTTCAACCTGCTGAACTCCAACGTGAACTTCGGCCAAGACTCCTTGCAGTACGTTCCAGAAGGCTCTTACGAGTCCAGCTACGTAGCTCGCAACAGCCTGTTCATCTTCAACGGCAACCTCGAGATCCTCAAGGCAGACCAGTTCGTGAAGTTGCCCGATCGCTTCAAGAAGTCGTTACGCCTGGCTCAAGTCGCTGAGGCCGATCACATCTTGGGCGGTAACACAATGGACAGCAAACGCCAGGGTGGAATCATCGAAGAGCGTATCGGCGAGTCCGCACAGAAATACCGCGATACCAAGCCAATCGAGTTGCCAGTCTGCCGTAGGGCTTTGAGCTACCTGAGTTACTACGTTTCATTCGCCAAGCGCGTTGGAAGAGCAGGGTAATGGTCAACGAGTTTGCTGACCGCCTCAAGAGCGAGTACGAGCTGTACTTGTTCGCCTTGACGGGTCGTTACCTGTCAACGATGGCGCCTGGCATCGAGGTGACCCCATCGGTCGTCTCAGACTTCAAACGAGCCGCCGCACCTCTCCGATTGAGCTTTCTCGCAACTGCAAAGCAGACGATTGACGAATACACCAGCAAGAACCCATCAGAAACGGCTCAGACACGCGCCGCGACACTCGAAGCTGACCTAGCTCGTATTTCGCTGGAAAACGTCTCTACGCTCGTTCTGGCGATGAAGGGCTCACAGCAAGTCATGTTCGCCAGCATCAAGGATGCGGGTGGTGCAATGGGTCTTGCACTGCAAAAGAAACTCAGCAACCCCGATTTCAAGGTGACGAGCATGGGTGGTCGAAAGTACGCCGCACTCGGATACCTGTACACACAAGCCCGTCATTTCGCTTACTTGACTCAGATCGAGGCAAGACTGGCTCAAATGGCCGCTGACTCTGACCTGGCTCAAGTGGCTTACTCAGACCCAGCTCATGCCGGCAATGGCACCCAATTCTCCATTTCAGGGACTACCAAGGGCTACCCAAGCTATGCGTCGCTGATCGATACCGTCTTTCATTACAACTCTTCAGCGATGGTGGCTTCTCATGTTTAGACCAAACCTCAACTGCACGATTCAGACCTCATCGGGCAAGACGGATGTTTATGGTCAGCCGACATTGGGCGCCCGATATAACGAGCGCTGTGCCGTCGTGACACTCAATATCACTTCAGTTAAGTCATCGGTTAGAGCAGATACCGCCGCATCCAACGGGAATGCGCGAGAGCTTCAATCAGATGCCAATATCCTTCTTACAGCGTCTACAAAGGCTGAAATTGATGATGTGATCGAACTTCAGGGCTTGAAGCTACTGATTATTTCCAAACTTCCTCGATTTAGCGTTGAAGGCGTTTTAGACCATTACGAAATCACCGCAAACGTTCGGAAATAATCATGGACTTGATACCTGTAGCTAACCGACTGGAATTTGCCTCATTGGGCGAAATGGGTAAGACGATCTTCGTTCATTTCATGCCGATCGATGTCACCGAAGGCATCCTTTTACGCAACCCGTTCAGCGGAACCCAGATCGACTATGAGCTACCTGGCTATTTCAAGACCCAGTTCACCGTGATCGTTCGAGTGCCAAGCTCCAAGATCGAAAACGGCATTGTTCTCATGAACGATGTGATGGCCGCATTGACGTTTTATGACGAGCAAGTCGATGGCATGACGGTCAAATACTTCCGCCCTTGCCACAAGCCGCTGACCTATCAGGTATCAGACGGTGGCTACGTTGAAATGATGGTTCGCATCGACGCTGTATTCACGGAGTAATCGTGGGACTCTCAGTCAGCGGAGTTGAGGAGCTGAAGTTCATCCTTCAGAAAGCCTCGTCGGAAGCCCCCAAGCAAATCTTTGAGCAGATGAAGCGCGAGGGCAAGAAGATGCAACAGCTCGCCAAAATGATGGCTCCCGTCGATATGGGCAACCTCGAGGACGCGATCACGCTATCTACCGAAGGCGGTGGACGTGATATGCGAGGTCGCTTCATGTCCAAAGTGGTGGCGGTCTTCATTGACATGAACCAGCCAGTACCCGAACGGCCAGGCCATGTGGTTGGCGAATACGCCTACGAAATGCACGAACATCTCACCCCAATGGGGCCAAAAAAGCTGGGCAAGAAATCCGTAGCCAAGCAATCTGGACAGAGTGAACAGGTCGGGGGTGGCTTCATGGAACGTGCCGCAGAGCAAATAGAGGCAGGTTTAATGTCAAGACTCATCGATATAGCCAGAACATACCTATAAACCTAGACTTTTGCTTGGTTTTGTGTTATAGTCCTGCCACCGGAACAGTCATTAATGACACAATAATCACCTCTTTGCAAAGGAGTTTCACATGGCTTCAGATACACGTAACGTCAAACTAGGCGTTTGTAAGGTTTTATTCGACGGCGTAGACCTCGGTTACACCCAGGGCGGCGTTGAAGTTACAGTTAAGACAGATACCCACAAAGTAAACGTCGATCAGTTCGGCAAGACAACAATCAACGAATACATTTTGGGTCGTGAAGTTATGGCTAAAGTGCCTTTGGCTGAGACAACTCTTGATAACTTGGTTGCGATCATGCCTGGCGCTTCATTGGTAAGCACTGGTGGTACTGCCGCTACTGGCACAATCACAATCGCAACTCAGCCTACTACTG